GAGAAATCTAATCAAACTCGCGCTTCGTCAGCGAAAGCTGACACTAAGCTTAGACACCAGGTTTATTCTGGTTCCACGCTTGGCGATTATTTAAATCTTAACCTTCTCACCATTCGTGGTGATGGTATGGTTAAGTATGGGGAGAAGTGGTTACCCTCCTGCCATGAGCTTCATAAGCTTTTGGTGGGTCGAGGTATTATTCCAAAGGTCTTTCGTCAGAAGTCTATTCGTAGGGCTGAGAACAAAGATATAGATTCTACTTATACTTTCTTAAAACAAAGTATTTTAGATTTTGGTTTGCCACTTATTGATTGGATCGTTGATGCTAATGTTGAGTTTGAGAAGGCCCAACAATTGCGTGATGATGCCATGAAATCATACACCACTCCTTTGGACGACTGTAGTGGTTGTTCACATTGCTCTGATGAGAAGGGACTTATTTCTTGTCCGTCTTGTGACGGTACGGGTTTTATTAGCTCCGACTCTACTGCTGGCTCTATTTTAGATAAGCTGGCACTCCGGAATGAGGTGGCGGATAGAACCACACTTCGGACTAAAGTTTTGATGCAAGTTTGGGATGTTTATGATGCATTTATTGCCACTGGGCGTACTGCTCAGGATGCTCGTGAATGGATGGAAACTACGGCGACTATGTTGTCGGAGAACTGTTCACTTTGCGGGTGCGGCAGGGTTTGTGTCTGTAATCCAACTTGTGCCTTTAGCCATCAGAAACCGGATTTACAGGGTAAAAGTGGTAGCTCTCAAGAGGATGATGGTCCTGAGAAGGACATCATTCCTAAGAAGCGAGAATTAAAGGGGTCTAAACGGGGGGATGAATCCGGTTCTTCGGAAGAAGAATCTGAGAAATCTTTTTCGGATAAGATGTCCGAGAAGGTTAGGAGTTTTGTTGATGAAGTTTTTCGTAGTGATACGACTTCACCTTCTTCTCTTGACACCCCAAAGACTCGGGCTAGTGTCATTGATGATTTAGCTGAGGATGGTAAGCGATTTGCGATTTCTTATTCCTTGCCTTCGGGTAAGTATCAGAATTTGCACGTTGAAACTCCCGCTCAGGAAATGGGTGGGGAACCTCTTCGGTCGAGTCGTGGTTGTGATATTAGTACTTTACCAGATGATGACTCTGTTTATGCGTATTTGTCAGTTCTACCCGCACGTGTTCGTCAACGTCTTGATGAACTGTGGATGAATTTTGATTGTCGCATAGCCAATAGTAGTCTCGGGAAGTTGCCTTATTCTTGTAAACAATTTTGGACCAACACTTCTGACTGGGTGAATAATCTAGCTCAGGATGCGGAGAAGAATTGTATTACAGCTAGGGAGACTTTTAAGAAGGGATTAATTTGGAGTGTTGTCGCTGGTGGTAATGATCTTGTTGGTGTTTTCAAAGACGTTGGTTGGCGTGAGTTGACCCAACATCTAGAACGCAATAAGGTTATTTACTCTATGGTTGGAGCTTTAGCTGGTACTTCTGTTGCTGCTTTTTGCGGTTCCATTTTATGGTGGAAGACTAAGGGTTTGAAATTACAACTCGAAGGTCCAAAGGTTACTGGCACCATCCTTGATTCTATAACTCAATTTGCGACCACTTTAGGCTGCGTTACAGCGGTACTCGCGTTGGTTGCTGGGCAAGACTGGTCAATAATATTGAACCATGTTCGGTCATCAAAATTTGTCATTGATACTCTTCGTAAGTTTACCGATGCCAAACCAGATGTTGAGAATATTGAGGGTGAGTCTGTGTTGTCTTATGGTGCACAGAAAGCTTTACTTAAGAAGAAAATAGCTGATATGACTAAGCAGGTCCGTGAGGCGCTTGATGACGATGGTTATACTGGTGGTTATGTTTGGGATGATCGTAAGATTGCTCAAATGGCCTCTGGCGAACTATCTATGCCCAAGTGCGGGGATAAAACCCTTAAGGACAAATTGACCAAGATTGATGTCTGGTCTAATCGATTGGCTGTCATTAGCATCTCCGAGTTGAGACTTGAGGATCCTGAGGATTTGCCTTCTGCTTTAAGCGATTTACTTATTTCTTTCTCAAAGGGCCTAGCATGTGCTGTTGGAGGTGCATTGTTGGTTGTTGGGATATTTTTTGTAGTCGGATATGTTGTTGATGAACGCTTCAAGAAGTACGTTGATTCAGGGATGAAGAGCGTGTTTTCTTTGGAGGGTTGTGATAGACCACTAACATTGGCTATCACCTGGAATGGTTCCTCCCAATATACATATAACTGTCCACTAACGGGTAACGCTGTTGTAGTTGGAAAAGTGTGTGTTGAGGGAGTTGTTTTACCTAAAACCTGGCCTCTTCGTGTTTATGATGCATTTGAGAGGGCTCTGATTGCAAATCGAGCTCTTGATGCCATAGAAACGAATTTTAATATTATTCAATCTATTGAGGGTCCACCAAAACGGATGAGTAAGGCTGATGGTGTTGATGGTTGGGTTCATTATGATGATGGTACCAAGAAGTATAGTGACGAGCTCGAGAGAGACGTTAAGACTTATTGGAATGAAAAATGGGATCAGGGTTTTGAGAAGAATGCCTGTGATGAGCTCGCGCTACTTTTTAAAGAGCGGGAGGTTGTTTCTGAACATTTGGATAATCTTCGTTATATGAAGACGACTGATGACACCATTCGACTAGCCGAAGAGTTGATGTTGCGTCTTGAAGATGCCAAAAATAAAGCTGAACAAGTTTATACTGGATCTTGGCAAGCTTTTGGCAATGCTTATAGGACTAAAAGTCAATTTAGAGGTTGGAAGAAAAGTTATCGTAAAGGGAAGGGATCCGGCGGTAACGCTGGTAAACCCGTTGGTGGTGGAGTAAACTCGACTTCTAAACAGGAAGAGAAGAAAGCCGCCCCCTCTTATATGAATTGGGCTGATTTCACCCGTCAGGATGAAATTGTTCAAGGTGAGGCCATAAAGGCAATTGATCGGTTTTTGGCTGATTGTTTTCCTGATAATGGCACACCTGATTGGACCAAATATGATGCTGGGAAGTTGAGGGCTAGAAATGGTCCATCCCACCGTTATTGGGGGTCCGGCCAGTATAGTGAGTTGGAACACACTAATCCTAAGGTTGCTGCCAAGTTTAAAGCCTGGGGTGACAAGAGGACTAGTGAGCTTAATGCATATTTTGATAAGAAAGCGGCGCCTTTTATTGCGTTGCGACCGGAAGGGGCTGACTCCGGTAAGAAAAAACAGTCTAAAGCGAAGAAGCATAAAACTGACTCAAAAAATGGTGGTTTTGCTAAGAATGAGGGTGGTGTAGATCCGGTTGATAGCTGGACCGCTGATCCCAAGCCTCAGACTCAAGCTGCCACTTATGCTGAGAAGGTTGCTCCTAGGAGAGATCCTATCAAACCTAAGAGTTGTGGACTTTGTTTTCATATTCATGACAGGATGACACCTAATACGTGTATTGTTCCTGGTAAGTGTTTTAGATCGTTTAAGGGTGAACCTTGTTATGGTTGTTTTTCTGCGGGCGTCTCAATTAAAACTGAGGGTCTTGCTGGTTCAAAGCCAACGCAGATTGACTCTATTGAACAGGCCATGATGTATATCTGGAAAGGTAATACTATTATTGGTAATGGTTTTCTGTTAAATAATCAGAAGGAGAAGGAGTCTCCGATTCGGTATTATGCTAATGCGCATAACATCACAAATGGTGACGCTTTGTCGTTTGCCATTAGCAATCAGAAACATCCTATTGATAAGGCTCTCTGGCTACCTACCCATTGCGCGGATTTAGTCTGCGTTCCTATAGGGAAAGTTGCAAAACTTTGTGGGTCTGGTGTTCAGACGCCTAGACCTCTCCCTTGTGTTGGGGTCAATCAGATAGATGTGGAGACTGCTGTCAGTTATTTTGGGCTTAATCCTAAAACGAGGAGGCTCGAGGTTGCTGTTGGTGCGTATATAGTGATGCATAATGAGTTGGTTCATAATGTGTCTACCGACAAGGGTTCTTGTGGTGGAATTCTTGTTAATAAATCTGGACAGGTTGTGGGGTTGCATTGGAGAGGAAACACTAACGTGCCTGAATTTCCAAATGCGGCCATGCCGCTTGTCCCTTTAAACTCGTGAGCCCACCCTTTGGGGTGGGTCCTAAGTACATTGGTGATAGGGCTCAGCTTCTCGCTAAGCTCCTTTCAACTATGACTCCTGGGCGTAATACCTATGCTCATTTTGAGTATTTGGGGCGACTTCCTTCGCCGCCTATTCCTGATTATGTGAACCCCTATCTTGGGGAGGGTTATTTGTTTTCTAACAAAGTGCCTGACCACCTTAAACAGTGGTTTCAACAGGAATCTGGAGACTTTTGTTACACCTATAGTACAAAGGCTACTTTAGACAAGTCTGTTCGTAAGATGGATTTGCCTGCTTGTTATGATTTTAGAGATGATCCGCTTTATCCACGTGTGTTTCAGTTCCTTAGAGATAAGTGGGCTGATCCTATGCGTGTTGGTCGTATGTCACCAAGCGAGATCTTGGATGATATGGATCTGACTAAGGCCCCTGGGTATTTTAGTACTTGGCGTGGCTTTAGGACGAAGTTGGATTGTGTGGTTGGTGGTTTGATTCATGAATGGGAGGACCGCCAGATGTTGGGAGAAATCCCTATCTGGAAGGTCACCGGTAAAAATGAGTTGAAAGAGACTGACCTTTATGTTGGCGAACTTAAACAGCGTACTTTTATCATTGAACCAATTGAAATGCTTTGGCACGACAAGAGGCTTTTTGGTAAACAGAACGCGTCCATTAAAGGGTATTGGTGGTCCGCTTATGGTCTTAACCCGTATGAGGGTGGCGTGATGCGTATTGCTGATCGCCTACGCCATTTTCGCCGTTATTGGGAATTTGATGTTAGGGGCTGGGATCGCCTTTTTCCTCATATGGAGGAAGTGCAACAAATTCGTGCTGAGAACATTGAGCCGGATGAGTGGGTTGGTTATGTTTGTGCGAACAAGATAGTCAGCAAGCTTGTCTTGCCCAATGGTGATGTGATTGTCAAGGACAAGGGTAATAACTCTGGTTCTGGAACAACTACCGGAGATAATATCATAGGTATGTCGTTTCCCCTTACTCATGCGTTTATGACCATGGGTTTGGATGATATTTCCATCTCTAAGCAATTGGATTGTCTTATATTTGGAGATGATGTGTTGGGCGGAGATAATATCAATGTTTCTGACGAAGTCTTCAAAGAAGTTATGATTAAAACTTTTCGTCTTTATGGTTTTGAGTTTGATCCCTTCATTGTTCAACATGAGCTTGAGGGGTTATCCTTTCTTGGATTTCAGATTCATGAGATAGAACCAGGGGTTTTTGTGCCTAGATACAAATTACCCCGGCTTGCCTATTCCTTTATTCATTCCCTTGCAACTAAGATTGAGGTTGATAAAGAGCTATCAAAGATGATTTCGTTGATGTTGATGAGTGCGGGTCATGGGGAATATGTTTATAATATGTTCCGTGATGCGATTCGCTATGTTTTAATTAATACTCATCATCCTTTTATCACGAAAATGCTTCGTGGCCCGATTAATGATTTTCTTCCTACCTACCGTGATACTATTCATTGGTATATCGGTGGAATGGAGTGTGCTGATAATGATTCTTTTTGGAGGACGGTTGGAATAAAAGAAATTTTATGTCATGTCAAAAGCCATGCGAGCACAAGCGAGAGTTGAAAGGGCGGCGAGGGCGGTCGGGTGTACTCAGGAATCCATTGAGTGGATGGAGAGTGCGCTTGACCCGTTTCCTGACCAGGAGCGCAAGATTGCTGGTTATCCTGATATGATATCGGGAAAATCGGTAGTCCAAGCTTATCGTCAGAAGACCACTGTTAATGGACCTGGAAGCGGGAATTGGGACTGTCAAATCAGTTTCGATGGTATGTTCGCCAGCTTACCGTGTTATTCGAACACTTTTAGTGGACCTATATTCACGGTTGCTGGACAAGGAGCTACTCCATATAATGTGGGAGGTATTCAAGTTCGTTGGGCCGCTTCCGGTACCAACCTATATTTGCCTACTGTACAAAACGGTAGCTGCATGACACCTATCATGCCTTTCACAAGTCCGTATCGAGTAATTGGTATGGCTGTGGAGATATGGAATACCACTGCTCCTTTGTATCGACAAGGGAATGTGGTGGTTTGGCGTCAGCCTCGGCAAGCTGGGGATTCGGGTTCGTTGATTCCTTCAACGGCCACGCCTGTGTATGGCTCGTCCAAGATTTTTAATGTTGCGACGATTCCTGAAACTCCTACCAATGCTTTGATTTTACAAGGAGCTCAGTCTTGGGCTGCTGAGAAAGGAGTCTATATGGTTGGCACTCTTTGTCAACAAGAAGTTCCTTTGCAAGAAGCCGATTTTACCACCTTGTATGCTGGCCAGATTTATACGTCAAATAGTTTATACTATATTTCGCCTATTTCTTTGGCAAATGCGGTTTACCCGTATATTAACCAAAATCCACAAGATACGTCTTTCAATCAATTTGGAGCGTATTTCACTGGATTGAGCCAGCAGACTACTTTGGATGTTGTTTGGCATTATATTGTTGAACGATTCCCCTATGCAACGAACGTCGATCTCGTTACTATGGCGAGTAATTCTTGTCCATATGACCCGAAAGCGCTCGAACTCTATTCTAAGACTATTTACCATTTGCCTGCGGGTGTTTGGGTAGAGGAGAATGGGTTGGGGGATTGGATTTGCGAAGTTGCGGATACTTTGTCCACTTTTGGAGTACCAGGAATGGGAATAGTGAAAGGTGTGACTAAAGCAATTCAAGGTGTTTCTAATGCTTTTGATAATCATCAAGGTGGAGCAGGTAAAATTGTTCCCGAGCAACAACAAGTTGCTACTCAAGCGAGTGCGATGAATCATGAAGAGAAGAGACATCTCAAACAAGCACAACAAGCTCAAAGAATTGGACCTCGCCTACCTACTGGCAAGTTCAAATCTGAGAAGGCTAAAACACAAAAGAAGAAAAAGAAGAATAAGAGAAAGAACGGTTAGTTGTTTTTCCTTAAGGTGATGGTTTTTGTCTTTTCCCATGTTTTGGGGTTTACTTAATCTGTAATTGTTCTTCTTCTGTACTCATACCTACCCAGTTTTACTGGTGATTCGGGGGAACCTTAATGTGAGACGGTTAAATTTAGAGAATATTGAAAGCCTCTGTTTTATGCTAG